ACCTCTCTAAATACCTCGTCATTTTCTAGGTTGCTTCTAATGGTAACAATGTCATTAGCATTTTCCTCTAACATTATTTCGTAAGCCCTCCGATAAGAGTTGACCTCAAAATCATCAGGCACCAACCCTTTTTCTTGACCGCTTTGAAACCTCTTGTAGTCTAAAATCATAGACCCTAATATGTTTGCCTCTAATTCGTATATCTCATCCATACCTTCTCTCTATAATTGATTCAAATTGATTTAGTCCTATCATTGTCATAAGGCTTGGCTTCTTATCCCAGAATGATCTAATCCACTTCTTATGACCCTCTGAATTTGCTATCTCAAAATACTTATACCAAAACTCTTCTGTTGATAGGTCTACCTTGTTACCTGTCTTTGGTGAGATTATTCCTTTTCTCCCCAATTCACGCAGCTCTTTCCATCTTGCATTTGCTTTAAATGAATTAGCACTATGTTGATAAAACACCTTGTCACATTGCTCTTTAAAAATTTCATTCATCCTATCCAAATCTAATATATATATTTGTTTAGTATAACCTTTAGTATTGTAGCCACCTGACGGCGGGGGGTAGCCACCTGACGGCGACACCTTTAATTTATAAAGATTGCTTGTATTATTTCTTTTATCCCAATCCAACAAACCCAGATCTTTTAATTTTTTTAAGTTATCTTTAATTGCCGTTAAGGATAAATTGGTTAGCTCTGTTAGTTTTCTGTGTGATGGATATGACTGACCAAACTCATCTGAGTAGTTGGCTAGCACTATTAATATAAGCTTTTGCGTAGAGTTGACCTCAACTCTTAAAACTTTTGTGATGTATTCTAACGACATATTTTCCCTCGTGAGATTCTATTTAACCTTAAAAAATAATTATTGTAAAGACTTGCTATAAGAAAATATAAAGTTTACAATCATTCCAAGGAGATATAATTATGGCAAAAGAAAAAATATACGAAGCTTTACAGAACGTACAAGAATACATGGTGGTTAACCCTATCGCTAAAGAGGGTGTTAATAGTTACCAAAAATATAACTACAGGGGCATAGATCAGATTATACAATCTTTTTCTAAACCACTTTATGAGAACAAGATTCTTACAATAGTCCAACCAGATCTTAATGTTTCTACCAAGTTTTTAGATGGAAAGAACACTTTGACTAGGGTTGTTGGGACTCTAAGATTTTTATGCACAGAGGACGGAAGTTATGTTGACAGGTCTTATGTTGGGCACAGCCTGTCTAACCAAGCAAAAGACCTAGAGGCTGCAAGATCGTTTGCATATAGAAATGCATTGCTTGAAACATTCTGTGTACCTTTCGAGGGTGTTGTTGAGCCAGAGCTTGAGGGTGTTGACAATAACTCCAAGCCCGAGGCAAATCAACCAGAAGTTTCCATGATAGAGCAATTTAAAACAGAATTAAGAAAAGTCTATAAAGACAAAGAAAAGGCATTAAAACTTTTTCAACAGTATGACAAGGTTGCAGAGCTTAGTAACGATAAAGAAACTAGAATTCAGCTAAATCTGTTATATAGCAAGGTAATTAAATAATGACACAGATACAGCAAGGCACAGAAGCTTGGCACAAGCAGAGATCTAATAGAATTACAGGCACGAGGATGTGTAAGACCGCTCACGAGTGTATTTGGACTAAGGGAGACCAATGGGACTCCTTGGGAAGAGACATGTATAGAGAGGCTAACGGCTTAACACAAGACCCATTTAACCAATTTGCAATTTTTGCTATGAAACACGGAACAGACAGCGAGCCTTTGGCTTTAGCCACACTGGGAAACATGGGATACAAGATTACACAACCATCTTTTGTTGTGCATCCTAAGTATGACTGGATGGGTATATCCCCAGACGGAATAATGTTAGAGGGTAGAAACGGAAATGTTTCTGCTGTAGAGGTTAAGTGTCCTCAAGGAAAGCCAGCAACTGATGTTAAAGAGCAAAAAAGAAACTACTGGCACCAAATGCAAATGGCATTAGAGTGTATGGATCTTGATGAGATGCTTTTCTTTCAATGGTATAGCGATGAAGAGCACTACCAAGAGTGGATTAAAAGAGACCCTAAATGGGCTGATGTTTATATACCAAAAGCAAAAGAATTTATGGATTGGTATAACGAAAAAAAACTAGACCCGGACTATATTGAGAGATGGACTCAAGATCAAGAAGAACCCGGAATAAATTACAAGACGATTGATGATGATGATGAGACATCTGAGTTGGCATCCGTCTTAACAGAACTAAAGCAGCTCAAAGATAGGTCTTCTATCCTAGACGAAAGGAAAAAAGAACTGTCTGCCTTGTTAATAGCAAAGCACGGCGGAGCGTTTGGTACCTCACAAGTGAAATGTCACATGACACAAGCAAGAGGGAGAATAAACTACGCCAGATTGGTTAAGGATCAGGAGATCCCAAGAGATGTAATGGAAAGTTACAGATCGGAAGGAGATTCTAGGATTTATACCAAACTACTGGAGGAATAAAATGGCTAATAGTAAAAAATCAATTAGTTCAAGAATCGACAGCGATATCTACAATAAGCTTGTAAAAGTTAGCAAGGTTAGTGGTCATAAATATTATGATCGCAAGGTTGCTTATATTGTAAATAAAGTTTTAGAGGATTGGTCTAACAAGGAGAAATAAATATGACACAGTACGACAACACCAATCGTGGATCTATTTGGAAAAACGATAAGAAAGAAAAAGAAACACAACCAGACTTTACTGGGGCTATAGATGTTGAAGGAAAGCAATACTTCCTGAATGGTTGGACAAGAAAGCCGGGGGCAAATCCAAAAGCTCCTGCAATGAGCTTTAGTGTAATGCCAAAGACAGAGGGTTATAGTGCTTCAGCACCAGCACCAAAGTCTGAAGAGGTTTTCCCATCTGGAATCGTTGAAGACGATTTACCATTTTAAGGAGATAGCATGACAGAAGAAAATAAAAAACCAACTGTAGTAATTAACGTTGGTGGTGAGATGAGGTCTTTTCCTTTAGAGACTCTTTCAGAAGAGGCTAATAGAAGTGTTGCTTCAATACAATACTATAAGAATAACATTCAACCCTTTCTCGGTGAGGTCATAAGACTAATCCAGATAGGTGCTGCTGTAGATTCTGATAAGCTTGTATCATTACTTCCAAAGGGAGGCTATGAGGTTCTTAAAGAAGCGGTTGAAGAGGCTGTTGTTGAAGAAACTCTTACAGAAGAGCCTACAAAAGAATCGTAATGAGCGATGATATAGACAAGAGCCTTTCAAACTTCGAGAGGCTCTCGGCTATTCTAGGAAAGGGATCGCTTTCTGGATCACCTTGTACTGGTGGTGTTTGCACCACTACCCTAGGAGACACAAGATGCAAAACTTGTGGAAGGTTTGATAATGAGATCCTTGAGTGGAATGAGTTATCAGAGGTTGTTAGGAAAAATATTAATATAAGAAATGTTTCTCATGGCTATAAAATAAGACAAACCTTTACACAAAAGCCAGACGAAGAAGAATGACAAACTCATCAGAGGCTTTTAAGAAAGATCTTTTGATTGGTCAAGAAACAGAAAACAAAATACTCTTATCATTAAGAAAAAAATACCCCACAGCAGTTCTTGTTCCGGGTAAATTCAAACCATACGACATATTTATTCCTGAGAAAAACTTAAAAGTAGAAGTTAAGGTTGATTATAAAAGCCAAGACACTGGGAATATTCTTATTGAGCTCTTTATGTTTGGCAAACCCTCGGCACTTCTTACTACCGAGGCTGACTTTTGGATTATAAAAACAACCACAAAAACATTTTGGATTACTCCGAAGAAAATTATTGAGTGCATCATGATAAACAATATAAGATCTCAATCTATATTGGGTAGCGGAGATGACCAAGAAAAGATAGCCTGTTTAATTCCTATTGACATATTTAGAAAATACACCATTTGACATTGATGCAATAAAAGATTACAATTCTTACAACATAAATTATTGGGGAATAAAATGAATAAAAAAACACAAACAAGTATGCGTTTAAATCAAGATACACTTGATAAACTTAAAAAATTAAAGAAAAAAACAGGTTTATCAATGGCAAAAGTTTTAGCTTTGATTGTCGATGATTATTTAGGAGAATAAAATGGAACTATATCCAAACGCATTACTAGTTTTTAATGAAGACACAGAACATGGGGCAGTTGAGTGGAGGTGGAAGACTGAGGGAGATCCCTCCCCTGCATACAAATCCCTTAATCACCAATGGTGGACACCTAAGAAGTCAGACTTCCAGATCTTAACAAAGCTTGATGCAAAACAAAAGCAAGAAGCCAAAGATGAAATTTGGGCTAACATGCAGGAAGAAATAGAATACTTTAAGGAACTTTATAAACTACATAGAAACAAAAAAAAGGAGGGGAAAAATGAAACATGATACTTTAATTATTGTCTCTGTTATAGGGATGCTTTTGTCCGCAGCAGCTTTGGTTCTTACTAATGCATAACATAACCAAAAGATGCATTGCCTTAAAGGAAGCAAAGAAAAATGCAAAAGACCCGGAGTTTAAAAAGCTTTGGGATTTAAAGCTTAAGGAATTATTAAACTGGTCAACAAGGATACAAAATGAATACATGGAAAGAAGCAGTTACTGAATACTATAAATTCAGTCACATGGGTAAGAATGATTTTACCTTTAGAAAATTTTTTGATCCCTTCTTTGAGGGCATGGATTTAAAAGATATAAAAAAAGAACATATCGCGATGGTTAGGTCTAAGATTAAAGGCAAGCCCGGAACTGTCAATAGATATTTAAACTACTTCAGGGCAATACTTATGTATGCCTACGAAGAATTGGGGTGGTTGGATGCCAAGCCTGTAATAAAGAAAGTAAAAGAAGATTCATTAAGAGTCAAATACTTTTCTTTGGATGATATAAAGAAACTGCATAATGAGCTCCCCCTACACTTGCAGAAACCTTTTATATTCTCCCTCCTTACAGGGGTTAGGATGTCCAACTGCTTCAATCTTAAGTGGGTTGATATAATGGAAAACCAGATAGCCATTGATGGATCTGAAACTAAAAACGGCAGAAGTCTTTGTGTTCCATTAAACATTAAATGCAGAGAGCTCCTAGATTCAATTGAAAAAGTTAGTCCTTATGTTTTCACCTATGCGGGAAGAAGAATTACCAGAGCGTCTAACACTGGTTGGTATACCGCTTTAAAGAAAGCCAACCTAGAGGGATTTAGATGGCATGACATACGTCACACTTGGGCTACCCATCATGTGCAAAATGGAACTCCGCTGCACACGTTACAACATCTTGG